TGGTTGATAAAAACTGAATAATCTGTTATACTAGGAGGGTTCTTACCCTCCTTTTTTTATGCTTATATGGAGTGACAATAGAAAACTTCCTGATGATATTCATACTGAACTTATTTGTAGAATAGAAAGGCAACATTCAGATAAAAAAAGATTTTATAGTTCTTATTTTGAGAATAAGAAAGTAACTGAAGGATATGAAGATGTATTTGCTGATTTACTATTACCATATTATGGGGATGTTATTGCAGAGATGATGAGAAATCTTGGGATGTGGAAACATTCTAGATATTATTTTAATTTATGGACACAGAGGTATAGTTCAGAAAATATTAATACTCATGAACCTCATGCACATTTTAGTGGTAATGAAATTATATCTTTTAATCATATTATTGATGCCTCAAAAGATAAATGTTTTTATTTTATAGATGATGATGGTAATAAAACATATCCAGGTGAGCAAAAGAGTGGTGATATATTTGCATGGCCTCCATGGAGAATGCATGGTGTTGATTATGTAAAAGATGATAATGTTAACAGGTTAATTATTGCTGGAAATGTAATGCTAGAAAGTATTGAATGTGGACATTGTAATAGAAACATTCTTCATTGTGTGGATCGTCGTAATCCTGAAAATAAACTTGAGGGTGAATTTATTTGGAAGTACAATATTTAATTGTTGATTTAATTATAAGTATCTGCTATAATAACTAGAACATAAGTTGGTTTCATTTATGTCTGTTCAAGATTTTTCAAAGCAATTAAAAGAAGGGACAAAGAAGTCCCATACAATGGCAGAGAATACAAGTTTTGTTGCTTCATTTCTTAGAGGTGTTGTAGATGAATCTAAGTATCGTCAATTGATTGCTAACTTTTATTTCATCTATCATGCTTTAGAAAGTGAGGTGGAACTTAATAAAGATAATCCTTTTGTCGGTCCTATGAGATTGAATGGATTAGAAAGACACGATGCTCTCGTAAAGGACTGTAAATATTTTTATGGTGATAATTGGAAAGATGTAATACGTCCAACAGAACAGACACAAAGATATGTCAGTCGTATTCATGAAGTGGCAAAAGATAATCCAGAATTATTAATCGGACATCATTACACCCGATACATGGGTGACTTATCTGGTGGGCAGGTTCTAAAGGGCATCACTCAGAAAGCACTAGGACTTATAGACAGTGGACTTGACTTCTATGAATTCCCTGAGATAACAGATAAGAAAGGATTTAAAGATTCTTATAGAAGAGTTCTTGATACTATGGTTCCTGCTACTCAAAAAGATGTAGATGCTATTATCGTAGAAGCAAACTATGCTTTCAGATTAAACATGTATATGTTTGAGGAGATACAAGGTGATGCAGGAAAATCTTTTGGTAAGATTGTTTTAAACTATCTTGGTGAGTTAGTTGCTGAGATGATTATTTCAAAGAGGTATAGATAATGACTAAAGAATATATTAAAGATATTCCTAATTGGGAAAAGGATTATCTTAAAACCATGAAGGGTAATTTATCCGAACAGCAGATAGAACTTCTTCAAGGTAGATATATAAAAGCTGATGAAGGAATGATTTACGGGGAAATGTATGCCGACTGGAAAAGGAGAAGATGGGATGAGTGAAAAACCTTATGATGATTCTAATTGGAGAGAGGAGTACAAAGGGTACACCTCTAGTAAGTATGAGTTAGAACTGCTTGAGAATGGTCCCAAGAGTCTATCTCAGTCATGGATGATGGGTGCATTACATAACAAATGGAAGAAGATGAAAGGGTATAAAGATCCTGAACCACCTGATTGCCAATCTTCATTTACTGACTTTAGTAAGAAGTATGATTAATTCATGCTAATATATAAGATACTAGGAGACTAACTAACATGCACGGAGACTTAGAACCAGAAGAGAATCATTCAGATGATGATTGGCCTAGGAAAGGATATGTAAATGATCTATGGGAAGACATGGATCGACTTAATGCTTTATATGAAGAGATGATGTGGCCAAATGAGGATGTAATAGAGTTCATTCCAGATCATGCAAATAATAGAATCATTGTTAGAAATCGAGATATGGAAGAAAGGATTAAGGAAGGTGAGGATTAATAAATAATCGTAAGTCGCATGTGCTTATGGAAATCCTATCTTCCCCCCGTCAGTATTTGTTTAATTTAGAAACACTGAGTTCAAATGAAGCAAAACGAATGTGGAGGAAGAATGTAAAGGAGGAATGGAATTATAGATGTGCATATTGCGGGTCAGGAAAGAATTTAACAATCGATCATGTAGTTCCTCGTTGTAAAGGAGGAACAGACTTCACAAAGAATGTAGTATGCTGCTGTCATTCTTGCAATCAATCTAAAGCTCATAGTCCTTGGGAGGAATGGTACCTCTCTCAGGACTTTTTTAGTGTCAAAAAATATAATAGAATTATGGAGTGGATGAAACCAGAACAACCCCAAAATCTATTTGCATATAAACCAAGAAGAAATAACGCATCTTAATTTTGTATAAATAAATCAAGGCAGTATATACTGTCTCTTCTGGTACATACCGAATGTAATAAATGGCAACACCTATTAAGATTAAAAGGTCTGCGGTCGCAGGTAAAAGACCGCTGGTTACAGATTTGGGGTTGGGAGAATTAGCACTCAATACTCATGACGCTGAACTTGTAACTTTAAGACAGAGGGCGTTTGAACATACATTCGTATCGGCAGCAGCAAATGCAGTTAATGTCCAGAGTGGGGCAGAGAGTGGCAACCAAAAGACACCAAATGGAGCAACTTATATTCCTTCAACAGGTGTTCTTACATTAGACTTTGGTTCTGCTCATGGATTGTCAACGAGCGATACAATAACTCTTGACAATGATTCTATAACATTTACTTGCGACGCAGATAATCATCAAACAAATCATACATATCCTCGTGCAACTGATCCAATTGCAGGAGTAACTACTGCTGTTACCGTAACATCAACAACACAGTTTACTCTTAACGTTGGACAAGGATATTCTACAGAAGTTGTTAGAACAGGTGCTGGAGTAACAGTAACCAATGTATGGTATGTTACTAAAGATGGAAATGATTCCAATACAGGAAAGAAATTAGGAGATGCTAAAGCAACAATTAAAAATGCTGTTGGAATGGCAGGTGAGGGAGATGTAATTCATGTAAGTGCTGGTGTTTATACAGAAGATAATCCAATTGTATTACCAAAACAATTAAGTATTGTTGGTGATAGTTTAAGAGAAGTAACTATAACCCCTTCAAATGCAGGTAGTGATTTATTCCATGTTTCTCCAGGAAATATGTTGCAGGAATTAACATTCTCTGGGACAGTAAACAGTGGAGTTGCTGCAGTTGCATTTGATCCTAATAAGATTCAGTATAACCCACAATCACCATACATTAGATTCTGTACCAATAAACTTACTAATAGTATTGGTATGAAAGTTGATGGTAGTAAGTCTATCGGACCATTTAAGAGTATGGTTACTGACTCATATACTCAGTACAATGCAAATGGTATAGGAGTTTCTCTCAGTAATGAAGGTTATGCTCAAATAGTTTCAATGTTCACAATGAACCTTGATGTGGGTATTGCTGCACATTCTGGTGGACAATGTGATGTAACAAACTCTAACTCATCATTTGGTAATTATGGAATGGTATCTGATGGTGTAGGTCCAGTAAAGTATAGTGGAATAATAACCTCAGCTGCTACAGCAGATAGTGATGTATTTGAACTTGATTTAAGTACACCGACAGTTAATATTTCTAATTTTGTTTACGATCATGTATCGGGACTTGCTACTGTAACTACATCTGGTGCTCATGGATTTGATGTTGGAATTGGAGTTACCCTTTCTAATATAACAGTTAGTTGTAATTATGGTAGTGGAACTCATAAATTTGTATCTGCTGATAGTAATGCAGTTAATGTTCAGAGTGGTGCAGAGTCTGGAAATCAAAAGACTCCAAATGGAGCAACTTATGTTCCTTCAACAGGTGTTCTTACATTAACATTTGCTTCTGCTCATGGAATGTCAACTAGTGATACCATTACTCTTGACAATGAATCAATAACATTCACTTGTGCTGCAGATGATTATGCGACTGAACATCCATATCCAAGAGTTAGTGATCCAATTGCAGGAATAACTACTGCTGTTACTGTTGGTACAACAACTAGTTTTACTATTAATGTTGGTAGTGTTCCTTTACAGAATAAAGTTTATCCTGATGGAAACGTTGGATATATTTTTGATGTTAAATCTGTACCTTCAACTACTTCTTTTACTACTAATATAGGAGTATCAAAGTATGCTCATACTTATGTCTCTGGGGGAACTGCAAAAGTAGATGTTATACGTCCATTTGATGGGCAGGTAATTTATTTTGATACATTGTATCAGCAAGTTAATAAAGTAACTGTTACTAATAATGGTAGTGGATATACAAGTCCACCTACTGTGACTATTGATGCACCAGGTACTGCATGGGGAGTTAGAGCAACTGCAGTTGCTACTCTTCTTAATGGTAAGATTGATGAAATAGATATTGTTTCAACTGGAAGAGGTTATACTTCTACTCCAACAGTTACTATATCAGGTGGAGGCGGTTCTTCAGGTGCTGCATCTTTAGTTATGGGTAAATCTTATTACTCTATAGTTAAATCTACTCCAATATCTGCTGGTGTATCAACAATAACTGTTGATGAAAATGTACCATATGCAGTTGGTTTAGGAGTTACAGTTCCTTTCATGAAGCAAAGCAGGATAATAGCATCCAGTCATTCATTTGAGTATATTGGAACTGGTGTTGATCCACTTAATTCATTACCTTCAAGAGGTGCTGTTCCAATTCAGGATAATGAAGTTGATGATAGGAATGGTGGACTGACTATCTTTACAAGTACTGACCAAGCAGGTCAATTTAGGATTGGTGATGGTGTCATCATTGATCAACAAAAAGGAACCATTGGTGGAGACAATTATACTAAGAGTTTGTTCTCAACCATGACACCATTCATTCTAGCATTAGGAGGAGATTAAAAGAATGGCACTAGCACTCAACGTATTTAAAACAATTCCATATATTGCACCTACAGGTGCTGTTGGAATTTATACTGCACCCGTTGGATATACTGGTGTTGTTCTATTAGCACAAGCTGCTAATGTAGGTACTGTTACACGTACAGTTTCTTTATCACATAAAAGAGACGCTGTAACTACAGAAATTGTAAAAGGTTTGCCTGTTCAGGCAAGTGACACTGCAAATTTACTTCCAGGTAAACTTGTACTTGAAACTGGTGATGTTCTCATGCTATCTGCAAATGATGCAAGTGATATTAAATTTTTAGGTAGTGTATTAGAGACGTTAAACTAAAATGGCAAACTATCTTAGCGGTACAGTTCAAAATCTTCAAGTTGGTATAGAGGGTCATAGTGAGACTCATGATTCTTTAACTGTAATTGGTAACCTTATTCTAGGCAATCAAAGGGTTGGTGGTGGACAAACTGCATTTACTATTGAAGGTAATGTTGGTTTTGGAACTGATATACCAACAGATCCTGTTGGTTCAAGTAATACTTCTGTACTTGCTGCTGGTATAATTACTGCTTACAAGTATTATGGTGATGGTTCAAATTTAACGGGTGTTGATTCAACAGCACTAAAAGATACTGACGGAGCTGTAAGAGTACAAGCAAATACTTCTGGTATAGTTATCACTGGTATTTCTACTGCTAGTACTTATAATGGTGATTTAGTTATAGGAACTCCTAATGGAGGATTTAAATCTGGAGCATTCACTATTAATAGCACTGATAAGACAAAAGATTCTATTAACGATTTGAATAATATATTAGGAAAATTAGTTCCATCAGCACCTACTACAATTAATGGTGTCTCTATTAGTTTAACTGGAACTGCTGGAAACGGTAGACTTTGTGCAGGGTTTACACCAACAAATAATACAGGTGGTTCTGCACCAGTAGCAGGTACACAGTACACACGAAACACTGATAGTACAGTAAGTACAAATTATATTACGGAATACGGTCCAGGAGATTCTGGAACTGTTACTGGATTTGTTAATGCTGTTGGAGTAGGAACTACTACTTTGGCAACTGGCGATAACAGTGGTACATATGGTGCTATTCAGATAGCAAATAATGAAGACGCATCTAATTCTACTAGAGATCCAGGAATTGCAGCAGGATTCTATGAGATTTATGATTTAAGAATGGTTAATGGTGCATCCCCTGATGGATATAACCTTGCGAAATTTACCCAAGGAGGTTCTACTACTGGATCTGTTTACTGGTTTGAAGATGCAAGCACAGTAGCTGCACCTATAATGTCATTCAGTGCTGTTACTGCACCAGGATCTGGAACACATACAGTAGCATATTCATCTGGTATACCTCACTATACACAATCCACAAATAATAATTTCACCTATGTGATGACAATAGAGAATGCATCAGGTGACATGTATACTCAGAATAGTTTTGTGAATAGTGATGGAGCTACAACTGGATTCCAAAATCCAGGTAGTAAGAGTTATACAAACTTTGATGGAGGAACCAATCCACCTGCAAGAAATTATGGTGTTGGTACTGGTGTAACTTGTTTGATTACAAATACACCAAATAATACCCATTATACTGTTAGTTCAAATATCTTTACTCGATATGATGTATCAACTCCTTATGGAAGTGATAATAATAATAGGGTTACTTATACTACTCCTATTAATATTATGGGTACATCAGCAACCACATCCAGAATGGATGAAGATAACATCTTAATAAGTTCTGTTGGAACTGGTTCTGGTAATGCTACAAGAGTTAAGGCAGGTGCAACTGGAGATAATCCAACTCCTGCATATACTGCTTGGACTGGTGGTAGTGTTGGTTCAATTGATACTTATGAAGCAGCAGTGAGAGGTGGTGTTTTATATCACGATCAAACGGATTACACTGCATATTTACCTGCAGGTCCAGATTATTCTTCTGGTAGAACTGGTAATCAGTATTTCCAAATAGAATTAATTAGATCTGCTGTTTCTGAATTCCGTATGACTTATGCTGGTTCATTAGCAGGTTGTTGGGTATGTATGCCTGATAATTCATCGTGGACTACATCATTATCAGGTACAAGTGGTTGGGCAGATATGTTCCAAGCATATAGAGGAGCAGGTATTCCAACAGGAGCAGAACCAGGTTGTGCTACTGGAGGTGTTATGGATACCAATGGTGGTACATTTACTTGTACCTTCGGAACAGAATCATCCTCGAATGATTCTAACAACAGGATTCTGATCAGATGGAAATTAACCTCTGGACAGTCAGTTACGTCTATGTCATTCACATCTACATAAGGTAAGGAGAGGTAAAAATCAGTGGCAGCATCACAACAACAAAAAGTAGACTTTCTATTAAAGAAGATTGGTTATACCGCATCCAAGACTGGACTTGCGGAAGATTCTAGTTTAAGTGGAACTAAGAAAGCACCTTTTGCTGAAGCAGTTCCATCTCCATTAGTCATTGCTAATGCTAGTGTATGGGCAGAGTCAAATCTTATTCCAGCAACCCCTCCTGGAACTGATTCTGCTCAAGTAAAGGTATATCTTTCTGGAACTTCTGGGCATAGAATGACCGTAGATAGTACGGTGTCTGGAAATAGATCTTATATTGCTTACTCAACTTATAATGATAATACATCAGCAATTTTAGGTGACTGGATTGATACTCAGTTTGGTTCTAGTTACATTGTAAAAGTATATAAAGGTGATCCAAATGCTGGTGGTACAGCATTATCTGCTGCTGGTTCTGGTTCTAGTGATGGATGGTTCTTTGATTATTCCTCTGGTATTTTAAACTTTAATGATACAAACGTACCAACTGGAGTAACAGATACTAATATTTACATTGTTGCCTATCGATATATTGGTAAGAAAGGTGTTATAACGGCTGGTGCTGCTACTAGTGTTACTACACTTGATGTTTCTGGAATATCTACATTTAGTGGTGGTGTAACAATTGGTGGAGGAGCTACTGTTACTTCTAATCTTACTGTTACTGGAGGACAAACTACAGTAGTTAATTTAAATGTCACTGGTGTAACCACATTTGTTAATAGCATATATGATGAAGGAAATTTAGATGTAGATGGAAAGACAGATTTAGATGACTTAAGTGTCTCTGGTGTATCAACATTCTCTGCTTTAGTTGATGCTGATGCTGGAATAGATGTTACTGGACATAGTGAACTTGATAATGTAAATGTATCTGGTGTTATTACAGCAGCACAATTTAGTAGTGATACTACTACTATTGGTCAAGATATAGCGACAAGAAATTTAAGTGTATCAACAGGCTCCACATTTACTGGTGCAATTGATGCTAACGGTGGTGTAGATATTTCAGGTGGTTCAGGACTTAATGTTACTGGGCATACTGAAGTTGATTATGTAAATGTATCTGCTGCAGCTACTATTGCTGGTGCTGTAGATATTAATGGTGGACTAGATGTTTCTGGTGGTGAAGCAACATTATCTTCTGCTGTTGTATCAGATCTAACTTCAGGAAGACTTACTTATGCTGGTACTAGTGGTGCTTTACAAGATAGTGGTAACCTAACATTTGTTGCTGACAAGTTAGGTGTAACTGGTGGAATAGAAGTTTCTGCTGGTGCTACTTTTGCTGGTGCTATAGATGCTAATGGTGCATTAGATGTTGATGGACAAACTGAATTAGATGATGTAAATGTATCTGGTGCTTCTACATTTGCTGGTGCTGTAAATGCTAATGCTGGTGTAGTTGCTTCTACTCTTAAGGTATCTGATTTAACAGATAATAGACTTGTACTTTCTGGTACTTCTGGAGAATTAGAAGACACTAGTAAGATAACTTTTGATGGAACAACTCTTGCTATAGTTGGAGATGCTACCTTCACAGGAAATGTATCTGTTGCAGGAACATTAACCAGTGAAGATAAGACTGAATTAGATGTAATTGGTATTGTAACAGCAAGAAGTGGTGTAAGAGTTAACTCTGGTGGATTGGTTGTAAGTTCTGGTGTTAATACATTTACTGATGCTATTGATGCTAATGGTGGTTTAGATGTATCAGGTGGCTCTGGTTTAGTTGCTTCTACCGTTAAGGTATCTGATTTAACCTCAGGAAGAGTTGTAGTTGCTGGTACTTCTGGAGAACTGGAAGATGCATCTACCTTTACTGTTAGTGGAGGAACTGTATCTGCTACTGCTTTTTCTGCTACAAATTTAACAGGAACTTTACAGACTGCTGCACAAGCAAATATAACATCAGTTGGAACTTTAACTGGATTAGATGTAGGTGGACATAGTGAATTAGATTATGTAAATGTATCTGCTGCAGCTACTATTGCTGGTGCTATTGATGGTAATGGTGGAGCAAACTTCTCAGGTGGTGAAACAGTTATATCATCTGCTACAGTTAGTGATTTAACTGAGGGTAGAGTTACCTTTGCTGGTGTAAGTGGTGCTCTACAAGATAGTGGTAACCTAACATTTGATGGAACTACTTTAACTGCTGCTAATTTTGATGGTGGTGGTATTGGTGGTATTAGTACTACAGGTTCATCTAATTTTAATATAATAGTAATAGACTCAGGACTTAATGTTGTAAGTGGTGTATCAACATTCCAAGGAAATATAGATGCGAATGGTGATATAGCAATAGCAGGAAATGCTGGTATTGGTAGTGTAGATGTAACAGGTATTCTTACAGCAGCATCTCTTGTTGCTGGTGGTTCAGGTGGAGTAACAGTTGGTGCCAATAATGATTTAAATGCAGCAACATTTAGGGTAAGTGGTATTGCAACATTTAATGGTGCTATAGATGCGAATGGTGCATTGGATGTAGATGGTCATACAGAATTGGATAATGTAAATGTATCAGGTGTTTCTACATTTAATGATAATGTTCATTTGTTAGATAGTGATAAGTTATTAATTGGTGGTTCTGCAGGAACACATGATGGACTAGAAATATATCATAATAGTAGTAATTCATTTATAAGTGATACGGGAACTGGATACTTAGTCGTACAGGGAAGTAGATTTGAAGTTACAAATGCTGCTGGAAGTGAAGCTTTAATAAATGCAGTTCAAGATACTGGAGTAACTTTATATGATGGTGCTAATACAGCTAGATTAGCAACAAATGGATATGGGGTTGTTGTAACTGGTATAGCGACTGCTACTACTTTTAGTGGTGCGTTTGAAGGTTCTTCAGTAACAGCATCTGGTGATATAACTGCGAATGGAAATATTATAGGTGATAGTGCAACTAATATTTCAGGTATGAATAATATTAGTGCAACAAGTATAAATGGTACACTTGCTGATGCTGCTCAAACTAATATCACATCACTTGGATCTTTAACTGGATTAGTTGTAGGTGGTTGGAGTGATCTTGATGATGTATATGTAAGTGGTGTAACTACATTCTTCTCAGATGTTGTGGTAGCAGATACCATACGTCATGATGGAGATGATAATACAAAGATAAGATTTAATGGTGGTGATACTTTAACAATAGAGACAAATAGTGCCGAAAGGTTGCGTGTTGTTAAAGGTGGTGGTGTCGGTATAGGAACTACTAATCCATCAGCAGCAGTTACATCAGCAAATACTGCTGTCCTTGCTGCTGGTATAGTTACTGCCTATCAACTCTATGGTGATGGTTCTAACTTAAGTGGTGTTGGATTCGAACCAACTACTGGTGATAGTGGTACTGGAAACTTATATGCAGGAACTGAGGCTGGTAATGCTTCTGATACTGATACTTATTGCAACGTTGCAATTGGTTATCGTGCTGGTAAGACATTAAATGCAGGTGATTTTAACGTTTTCTTAGGAACAAATGCAGGATGTCATGCAGATGCGGGTCTTAATAACATTTCAATTGGATGTAATGCTGCTAAGACTTTGACTTCAGGTTCTGATAATATTGCACTGGGACAAGCAGCTATGGGAACTGGCGTTGTAACTGGTAATTGTAATATTGCACTTGGTAGACAAGCAGGTCAAAATCTTTCAGATGGTCAGTACAATATATTCTTTGGTAAGTATGCTGGTAATGGAAATACTGGTGGTGATTGTAATATTATGATTGGATGTAATGCTGGTAAGGGCATTACAACTGCAGATGAAAATATTTCCATAGGTGGTCTTGGTTTACAGAATGCTGCTGGTAATCAGAATGTGCAGATTGGTAGATATGGTCAACATTATATGTGTGGTGCTTGTAATATCTCAATTGGTCAGAATACCATGCAGGGTACGACAACTGCTGCAGATAATATTGGACATACTAATGTTGCAATCGGAAGGGATGCAATGTTCTATCAAAAGACTGGTTGCTATAATATTGGATTAGGTTATCAAGCATTATATGGTGCTTCTGCTGGTACGACTGGTAATTATAATCATGCATATGGATATCAGGCAGGAAAGTCATTAACTTCTGGTAATAGTAATTTATTGCTTGGTACACAGACAGGTATGAATCTAATTACTGGTAGTGGTAATGCGTATCTTGGTAATTCTGCTGGAAGATGTCAGTGTAATGGTTCTTTTAATGTTGCACTTGGATATTTTGCATTACAAGGTAGTACTACTGTAAGTGATAATACTGGTGCATGTAATATAGCGATTGGTAAGTGTGCTGGTGCTACTATAACATCAGGTGCTACTAATATTATGATTGGATGTGATACAGGTAGACTAACAACTTCTGGTTCTAATAATATTTTACTTGGTACGAATGCAGGAGATGCAGTAACAACTGCTGATAATATTATTGCAATAGGAAATAATGCATTATCTGCTGAAGATACTGCTGGTTCTGGATCAATTGCGATTGGGTGTGGTGCATTATTGCAACAAAATGCAACTACTGGAACCTATCATAACATTGCTATTGGATGGCACTCAGGATGTTCACTAGTAGATGCCACAGAAAATGTCTTTGTTGGATATATGGCTGGTAGAGGAGTTACTGGGCAGAAGAATGTTACTCTTGGAGGAATGACATTAACTGCATCAACTTCAGGAACTTGTAATACTGCGATTGGTCAAGATGCCATGCGTCAGAATACTGGTAGCCAGAACGCTGTTGTAGGTTCACTAGCAATGTGGGGTGCTGGTGATGCCTCATGGAATGCATTTTTAGGTCAATATGCAGGATATAATATTACTGATGGAGATAAGAATACTTTCTTAGGAAGAGGTGCAGGAAATACAGTCACGACTGGATGTTGTAATGTTCTTATTGGTTATGAGGTAGATGCTGTAGCAGCTAGTGATAAAACATTTAAGATTGGTATTTCTGCTGATACTTGGATTAGTGGTGACAGTTCCTTTAATCTTAGTTTAGCTAAAGGTAGTGTTCTTGTTACTCAAGCTGCTGCAGGTGTTGGTGCTACTATTGGACCTGGCGATGCAGGAGTTACAACTTACTTTGGTGATGGTTCTAACTTAACAGGTGTTACTGCTGGATTTGAAGCTGATGCTGATTTGAACTTGATGTCTGCCAACACTTGTTCTGGATGTAGTCTTGATGGTTCTTCTGGTTGCTTTAATATTTTCTTAGGTTCTTGTTCAGGTAAGGTTGTTGCTGATGGTGAAGATAATGTATTCCTTGGTAGAAAAGCTGGTTGGTATACTACTAGTGGTAGTAACAATATTGCACTAGGTAGAAATGCTGGTGCCAACGTAACTACCACAGATAAAAACTTCTTTGGTGGTTATTATGCTGGTGATAGGGTTCGTGGAAGTTTCAATATTATCCTTGGAGCTGAGGCAGGTAGAGGTAGTAATACTGCTGCTGATAATACAGGATCTCATAATGTTGTAATTGGTGGTTGGGCTGGACTAAAACAAAGTAGTGCAGGTAGTGGTGTACTAGTTGGAGCATATGCTGGATGTGAACTTACAACTGGTATTGGTAATGTTCTGCTTGGAAACAGTTCAGGAACACAACTAACTGATGGTGCTTATAATACATTCCTCGGATTAGAGTCTGGTAGGTGTATGCAAAGTGCTAGTAATAACATTGCTATTGGTTATGCTGCATTAAAAGGTAGTAGTACTCCTGGTAATAATACTGGTGATGAGAACATTGCTATAGGTAGACAAGCAGGTCTGCTTATTACGGAAGGTTGCCATAATTTCTTTGGTGGTTATCAGTCTGGTGCTGAAGTTACTAGTGCTGATAATAATGTTTTCTTAGGTCAATCTAGCGGAGCGAATATAACAACTGCCAATAGTAACGTATTTCTAGGTGAATCTACAGGTAAATGTATACAGACGGGTGCACATAACCTTGCAATGGGTAGTGCTGCTTTAATGGGAAGTTCTACTCCTGGTAATAATACTGGTAGTTGTAATATTGGAATTGGTAAAGGTGCAGGAGCCTGCATGACTACTGCTGGTTCCAATGTCTTAATCGGATGTAAAGCTGGTAATCAAATAACAGAAGGTACGGGTAATGTTGCACTAGGTCCGTTAGCTCTAGGATCTGGCTTGACTACTGGTGTTTGTAATATTGCAATTGGTCTTGCTGCTGCAGCATGTCAGAGTACTGGTAGTGATAATATTGCTATTGGGCAAGCAGCATTAACAGGTAGTTCTACTCCTGGTAATAATACTGGTAGTGATAATATTGCTATTGGTAAAGGTTCAGGACTTAGCGTTACGTCTGGTACTCATAATATTCTCATAGGTGGTGGTGGATATACTGGATGTTCTATAACAACTGGTGGTGAAAATATTGCTATTGGATATTATGCTGGTAAAACTATCTCAACCTGTAGTGGTAATATCTTCTTAGGTACCAGAGCAGGTGAGAATACAAATGGTAGTAACAACTTCTTCGGTGGATATTCTGCAGGAAGATGTAATACTTCTGGTAAGTATAACATATACTTTGGTGTTTCTGCTGGTAAATGTACATCTACTGGTGATAATAATATTGCAATAGGTCAGGATGCAGGACACTGTAATAGTAGTGATTATCTAATTGCAATTGGTGTTAATGCTGGTAAAGAAAATGAAGGTACTGAAAATATTTTCATAGGAAGATGTGCTGGAATGTCGAATGATGATGGTACTTATAATACATTCTTAGGAAGTGCTGCAGGTAACACAAATACAAGTGGATCATGTAACATTGCCGTTGGTTATGATGTAGAACTACCTTCAACAACTGCTGATAAGCAAATGGCAGTTGGTGTTTCTACTAACAGATGGATTACAGGATATACTGACTTCTCAATTGGTGGTGTATTTAAGAACTACGCAGAAACATATTCTGCAATGGGCAACACTGGTACAACACCAACGATTGATTTGGCAGATGGTAATGTGTTTAGTGCAACATTGAATGGTAATGCTACATTCACATTTACAATGGGATTAAATCTTCCTCAAACTGCTACATCATTTACTCTGATACTAACTAACGATAGTACTCCAAGTAGAACGATTAGTTGGCCTGCAGCAGTTAAGTGGCCTAACAATAGCGTTCCTTCTAGAACAACTGCTGCAAGTAAGACTGATATCTGGTCATTCATGACTCCTGATGGTGGAGCTACATGGTACGGTAACATCGCTCTCTATAACTTCACATAGAGACTATATACCTCATATAGTATTTTTGTTATTCTCTAAATATGAACGTACAACATGGTACTGGATATACAAATCCTCCTTCTTATATGAACAATATACAATATAGAGATTACATTGGGATATATGAAAATGTATATCCCGATGGTTATTGTAATCACATGATTGAAGAATTTGAAAGGTTGTCATGGGACGGTATAACAAATAACCGTCAAGAATCAGAAGGATGTGATAAGACTATGAAACAAGATGAGTTTCTTTTTTTAAATTATAAAAATCATACACCTACACCGTTTAATGGTGAAGGTGCTAAGGAAATATTTTGGAGAGGTCTTCAACAATGTTATGATCATTATTCAAATCAGTATGATGTTTTAAAACAATTGAGTACTACATGTACTAATATGAAAGTACAAAAAACAAAACCTGGTGAAGGATATCATGTTTGGCATTGTGAGCAAGGAGCAGAGGACGGTGAAAGAAGAATAGTTACTTATGCTTTGTATTTGAATACGATAACTGAAGCAGGAGAAACTGAATATCTATATCAAAAGATGAGAGTTCAACCTAGAGAAAATGTAATGGTATTGTGGCCTGCTAGTTACACTCATCCTCATCGTGGTAACGTTGTGTATGGAGATAAAGCAAAATATATAATAACAGGATGGTTTTATCTTGAATAATTATAAATAAACTTATAGGAAAGTAATAAAAAATGGCTGTAGGTACCCGAAAGATATTTTCTCCTTCCTATATGGAACCAGGAGATTCTGTAACGTATAATAATCCAGGTACTTTTGTAGCCCCTAATAGATTAAGGAACCTTACTGTAACAGGTAGAGGTGGTACTGGTAATCCAGGAAACCCAGGAAATGCTGGTACTGCAGGAACAGCAGGAAACCCAGGAAATGCTGGTACTGGTGGTAACCCAGGTAGTGGTGGACAAGCAGGTAATTCAGGTAATCCAGGAACTAATGGTACAGCTGGTACTGCTAACCCAGGTAATGATGGTACCAATGGTACTGCAGGATCAGCAGGTAATTCAGGTAATCCAGGACATAACGGACCGAGAGGAAATAAAGGAAACGCAGGTAATCCAGGAAATGCTGGTACTGCAGGTAATGGTGGAACAGCAGGAAACCCAGGTAATGATGGTGTAGGAGGTACTGCAGGAACAGCAGGAAATCCAGGCAACTCAGGTGGTAATGGACCACGTGGTAATGCAGGAAACCCAGGAAATGCTGGTACTGCAGGAACAGGTGGAACAGCAGGAAACCCAGGTAATGATGGCAACCCAGGCAACCCAGGTAATTCAGGAACTAATGGTACTGGTGGTTCAGCAGGAAATCCAGGCAATGCAGGTGTAGCAGGTACTGGTGGTAGTGCAGGTAACCCAGGAAACCCTGGTGGTAATGGTAGTGGAGGTACTGGTAATCCAGGAAACTCTGGTGGTAATGGTTCCAAAGGTTACGGTGGTAATGGTGGTTCAGCAGGTAACCCAGGAAATAATGGTGGACAAGGTAACCCTGGTGCTGGAGGCGGCGGCGGCGGTGGCGGCGGCGGTGACGACACTAATGGAAGTCCAGGAAGTTGGGGACAACCACACTATGGTGGAGGAGGTCCAGGTAGTGGTGGTGGTAGAGCACAACCAGGTGGTAGTGGACATACTGGTGCTGGATCTCATAGTGGTAGTCCAGGAACTTCAGGAACTGGTGCTACTGGAGGAAACCCAGGTAACTCAGGTAACCCAGGACATGGTGGTAACCCAGGAAATTATAATAATGGTAACTCAGGACATGGTGGTAACCCAGGTAATGGTGCCACTGGAGGAAACCCAGGACATGGTGGTACTAGTGGTAATGGTGGTGGTTCAGGTGGATATGGTTCTAATGGAAACCCAGGAAACAATGGTACCAATGGTACTGGAGGAACTGGTGCCACTGGAGGTAACTCAGGTAGTAGTGGTAACCCAGGAAATGGTGCTAATCCAGGTAACCCAGGACATGGAGGTAACCCAGGTACTGGTGCAGGTACTGGTGGTAGTGCTTCACCAGGTAATCCAGGAAATGGTGCTAATGAAGGTAATGCTGGTAGTAATGGTAATAATGGTAGTGGACATAATCCAGGCAACTCAGGTAATCCTGGAGCAGCAGGTAACCCAGGAACAGGAGCAACTTCAGGAGGAACAGGAGCATCAGGTAACCCAGGTAATGCCAATCCAGGTGGTGCTGGATCAGATGGCAATCCAGGAACTGGTGCTACTGAAGGTACTGCAGGTACTGGTGGTTCAGCAGGTAATCCAGGAACAGGAGCTAATCCAGGAACATCAGGTAACACAGGCAATTCAGGTAACACAGGCAATCCATCATCAGTATTTGGATTAACATTCTCTGGTGGAACTGGTGGTACTGCTGGTACTGCTGGTAATGGTAATCCAGGTAATAATGGTACTGGTGGTGTTGGTGGTGTTGGTAACCCAGGTAATGATGGTACCAATGGTGCTGCAGGAACAGCAGGAAACCCAGGAAATGCTGGTACTGCAGGAACAGGTGGAACAGCAGGAAACTCAGGTAACCCAGGAAATAATGGTACTGCAGGAACAGCAGGAAATGCAGGTAACCCAGGTAATCCAGGAACTAGTGGTACTGGTGGTAATGCTAACCCAGGTAATGACGGTACTAATGGTACTGGAGGTAGTGCTACTGCAGGTAATCCAGGAGGTGTAGGTACTGGTGGTAGTGCAGGTAATGCAGGTAACCCAGGAAATAATGGTACTGGAGGTAATGGTAATCCAGGAAACTCTGGTGGTAATGGTTCTGCAGGTACTAGAGGTCATGCAGGTACGGGTGGAACAGCAGGTAACCAAGGAAATTCAGGACATGCAGGTACTGGAGGTAATGGTAATCCAGGAAACTCTGGTGGTAATGGTTCAGGTGGTGGTGCAGGAAACCCAGGAAATGCTGGTACCGCAGGAACAGGTGGTGGTGCAGGTAATGCAGGAAATCCAGGAAATCCTGGTACCTCAGGTGGTAATGGTGGTGGTGGACATGGTGGACATGGAGCTCCTTCTGGAGGAGGAGGTGGTGGTGGTGCTGGTTGGCCAGGCAGTAGTAGTGGTGGTTCAGGTTCCTCATATGGTGGTGCAAGAAGTGGTGGTCCAGGTGGACATAGAGGACATGGGCCTCCATCAGGTAATGGTGGTAATGGTGGTCCAGGTGGTAGTGGACAGGGTGGAACTACAGGTAACCCAGGTCATTCAGGATCCTCAGGTAACCCAGGAAATAATGGAAGTGGTGCTACTGGAGGAAACCCAGGACATAGTGGTAACCCAGGAAATGGTGCTGGTAATGGCAACTCAGGACATGGTGGTAACCCAGGTAATGCCAACAATGGTAATTCTGGTGGTACTGGTAACCCAGGAAATGGTGCCAATCCAGGCAACTCAGGTAATTCTGGTAACGAAGGTACTTCAGGACATGGTGGTAACCCAGGTAATGCTAACCCAGGTAATGCTGGTACTAATGGTAACTATGGAACTGGTGCTACTGGAGGAAATCCAGGACATGCAGGTAACCCAGGACATAGTGGTGAAGGAAATGCTGGTTCTAATGGTAATCCAGGTAATGCCAATCCAGGTAATTCTGGTAGTGCAGGAAATAACGGTAACCCAGGAACAGGAGCAACATCAGCAACATCAGGTTCAGCAGGTAACCCAGGAACTGGTGCTGGTGAAGGAAATGCTGGTACTAATGGTAACCCAGGTAGTGGTGCAGGTAGCGGTGGTGCTGGAGCAGATGGCAATCCAGGATCTTATCAGACACCAAACCCAGGAAATGCTGGTGCTGCAGGAAATGCCAATCCAGGAGGTGCAGGTGGTTCGGGAAGTAATGCAGGTGCAAGTAACTTAGCATCATTAATAACAGGTGGTACTTCTTATCCAGTTGTGGTTCCTAGTGGTGGATATATTACTATCACGTATGAAACACAGTAAGATATAGGTTGTTTTAAAACAGCCTATATAAAAATGAATTAATTATTTTTCGCAATGCCTAGACAACCTAAAGAATCGAAGCTCCGTCAATTGATTAATAATATGGCGGAAGAAAATGAATATAGAAATATGCAACAGAATAGAGATCGTGCTCGTTCTGTTACAGTAGGAACATGTAGTGGTGGTGTTTTAGAAATTCATATGAGGGGTGATTATCATTCTTCTTGGATGGCACTTACCCCAACTGAAGCACTTGAAATGGCAGAACAATTAGCATCTGCATGTGGTGTAAAAATTGCAATGAGACCTAAGAATGATTTTAGTTCTTGGAGAGGATGGAATGTTGATAATATAGATTCTGATAACAATCCATGGGCTCAACCAAAATTAGAAGGACAAAGAGACGTTGCTCGACTTCCTTTTGAACCTAATAATCCTGAAAATCGGGAAAGAATTGAAGAGTTTATGGAGCAAAAGCAAGAAAATCTTGCTAATGATGCAGCTGATACAGCTGATGGTCATTTTATGTCAAAAACGCATAGTCAATATGCAAATGAAGTAAACAATGCAGCATCAGTAGCCCCTAAATTTGTTGAAGATACCCCAACTAAGGATACAACTAAAATACATGAATGGTTTGAAGATGCTGCTGATGAAATCACTGATGATACTATTGCAAGATTAGAAAGAGATAAAAAAAATAGGGATGAGTATCATGCAAAAGAAAAAGAACTCTTGAGAAAATCTTTTTTAGCTAGAGATAAAAAGAGAGCAGCAAAAGCAAAAGTAGAGGAAAAATCAAAATGACTAGAACAAATTTCTACGTTCATGTTAATACTGTGGATAAGAAAGTTTTTTCTCATCCAACAGAGGTACCAGAAAATTGGAGTAACATTCACGGTTTCTCCAATTTAACTGATACTGAAATATCTGATTTAACACCTTATAATCGTCCAAATGAAGCTTGGATTAAATTTGATTCAAGCTTCCCTGTAGATGATTATACTTATGATGATGATTGGTTGGATGGTGCAAAAGGAACCATTAAATTGGCATATAAAAAGCAGAGACAAGAAGCAATTAAGAAAGGTGTTTCATATAACAGCATAATATTTGATGCTGATTCAGATACACAAACTAATATTCTTATAAAAAAAGATTCATCTGCAACTTCTTTTAATTGGAAGTATAATAATACTTTCCATACATTAAGTAAGTCTGATATAACAGCAGTTCATAACGCTCTTGACGATTATATTCAGAAGTGTTATGATAAGGAAGCAACTTATGTTAGTCAGATAGAAGCTGTAACTACTAAGGCAGGTTTAAATTCATTTACTTTGGATGGTACGTGGCCGACTAACTCATATTAAATTGTAATTTTCTTTTTATATTATGGCATCACAATCATTATGGTATTATACTGGACTGCCTAATAAAGTTATAGATACGATTGAAGAGGATTTAGAATATAATTTTGATGGACAACTCCGTCAATCTATTGTGGGACATAATCCTAATGGGGATGAGAGTGATAGAAATTTTTTAGATAAACAGATAAGAAATGCAAAGAATGCTTGGATTCCAACTACTCATTGGGTTGGTGGATTCTGTTGGCACTATGTGACAAGAGCAAATAGAGAAAATTTTTGCTATGATTTGGAGCATATTGATCAAGAGTCTTTACAATATACAGTTTATGGTGATGGTGAATATTATGGATGGCATACTGATGCAGACTTAGATACTTTCTATACTCCAATGTCTAATTTTGGAGGAAATAAACAAACTGAAGATAGTCATAGAGATTATTTAATGAAAAATTGTGAGAAGGTAAGGAAACTTTCCTTTAGTTTAATTGTTTCAGACCCTGATACTTATCAAGGTGGAAACTTTGAAATCAAAGGTAATAATGGTAAAGTTTATCTTGCACCCAGACAAAGAGGAACAATAATTCTTTTTGATTCTAGAGCATTACATAGAGTTACGAAGGTGACAGGTGGTATTCGTAAGAGTATTGTAGGATGGACTGTAGGACCTCGCTGGAAATAATATGTCCGAATTAAAATTAAATCAAAAAGATATTGATGAACGTGAGTTTCTTTATACAGGAACTTCTATGACAGGACATGAAGATTTTGATAGAGATGGATATTTAGTTTTAAGAAATGCATGTAATCCAGAAGAATTTGCAAGTGAGCGTCCAGAAAAGACTGGTAAATATGTTTGGAATGATGATAATATAGATATTTTTGATTATCGAGAAGATGAAGGACAAGTACATCAATGCACATCAAGATATAATTATCCCCCTTATATTAAATTGCATAAGAAAGTGGGACGTATAGTTGAAAAGAGTATTGGTAGAAAACTTTATACTACTTATTTTCATGATCGTTATTATAGTACTGGACAAATTTTATGGAGTCATTTAGATCGTCCTGCTTGTGAAATATCAGTAACAATTCATCTTGAAAATAATATTAAAAACCCATGGCCCATATGGATTAAAACTCCTGATACTTATGACACTCCTAATCCTTTTACGAAAAAATATATTGTAAAGAAAGGTGAGGATCGTTCAATAATTTTAAATCCTGGTGATATTATGATATACAAAGGATGTGAGAGACCTCATTGGAGAAATCAATTACCTAAAGAGTATGTGAGATTATGGAATGTACAATATTCAGATGATGATGGAGATATGTCAAAAGATATTCCCAGTAATGCATATAATATTTCTCATGAGGGAAGAAAGGTAGAGAAGGAAGGATTGTATTATCATCAAGCATTCTTTCATTATGTTCTTGCTGATGGATACCGAGCACATTATGCATATGATAACTGTATAACTGATCATACAGTTACATTATATAATGCTGAATGGAATCAGCGATAAATAATTAAAATAATTAGTAATATTCTATAATGACTGGGCAACTAACTTATACTATTCCTGGATCTTATTCTTTTGTATGTCCTCCTGACGTTACTTCTGTTTCTGTTGTTTGTGTGGGAGGCGGTGGACAAAGTGGTAGTTCAAAAGGTACTGACTCTACAGGTGGTGGAGGAGGTGGATTAGGATATAAAAATAATATTACTGTCGTTCCTGGTAATAGTTATCTTGTTGTTGTTGGTGAAGGTGGTAGATATGATGATTCTCATCTATCAGGAATCGGTGGAGGAGATAGTTATTTTATAAGTAACACTACAGTTGCTGGATTAGGTGGTAAGGGCGGTACTACTTATGGTAATCCAGGTGCTGGTGGTGGTTATGTAGGAGATGGTGGTGGTAATGGTGGTGCTGGAGGTGCTGCAAACAGTCTTCAAGGTGGAGGCGGTGGAGCAGGAGGATACTCTGGTAATGGTGGAGATGGATTAAGTTCTGCTTCTGGTAGTAGTGGTGCTGGCTCAGGTGGTGCTGGTGCAGGAGGATATAAAGCAGGTGGAGGCGGTGTAGGAGTTTTAGGTATAGGAACTACAGGTGCTGCGTCTAGTTCTGGAAACATTGGAAAGGGTGGTTCTGGTGGTGCTGATTCAATAATTAAAAGCGAAACAGTTTCTTATATTAATAATGCTGGTGTGGCATCTGAAACAACTTTCATGTTAGCAAGAGGAATTGGTGGTGCATATGGTGGTGGAGGTGGTAGTTGTGTTCTTTATGGTGATGGTGCTGATGGTGCTGTTCGTATTATATGGCCTGGAGATTCCAGAGCATTTCCCTCTACAAATACTGGAGATGTTGGTATAGGAACAAGTACTGTAAATAGATTTGATATTGAAAATTATACTGCCGATCCTATGTTTATTAGAATAAAGGACGGTGAACCATTTCATCATCCGATGATTGAATATAATTTTAAATTATGTTTCCCTGAAGCAGTTAATGAGAGTGGTTATATAAGTGATTTTGATTTAGATACTTCCAAATATCAAAGATTTGAAAATCAGAATCGTCCACCATTAGATATTTACTGTAAAGATCAAACTTTTGAATATAAAAATTGTAATGAGTATGTTGGTTTAAATATAGATCAATCTGTTACTCCTAATGAATGTTCAGAAAATTCAATTGTTAAAGGAGTATCTAGTAAGGCAATTGGATTTGCTCAGACTGGTGCTAATGGAACTGAAATAAAAATCTCAAATACTACAGGAACATTTTGGAATGTTGAACAGATTCAAATTACTACATCTGATGATACTACAATTACTAGAAATACTACTTCAGTTGGTATAGGAACTACTTCGTTTGAAGGACAGTTAGGTAGAATATGGAAAAATGAAGATGGTAGTGTAGGTTACTTAACTCCTCCTAGTTACTATAAGAAAGTATGGACTTACTCTGGAATGTCAGATGAAGAAAAAACTGCCAAGCAAAATAGTATTAAGTCTACTTGGAGTGTAGGATTAGGAACAGTATTAGGTTCTTGGACATTTGATGAATCTTTATGTGGATATGTTCCACCATTACCTGTTCCAGTACCTGCATCCGTAGGTGTTGTTACTGATGCTGCACTATATAATGATGATGGTGCTTATATAGGTGTAGGAACTGAACCTTTACGATTGTTTGATAAGAATAATTATCGTTGGGATGAATCAGTATACCAAGGAGACAATACAAAGGGTTGGGTTACTGACTAATTAAAAAATCTAAATTATGACTAAACAATTTTATTTCATGGCAGGACTTCCACGTGCTGGAAGTACTCTTCTGTCTACATTATTAAATCAGAACCCAAGGTTTTATTCAGGACCATCAAGTCCTGTACTTCCTACTATGTTTAATATTCATAATGATTTTTTAAATAATGAATTATATGCAGGGTATCCAAAACCAGATCAAGCCAATGAGATAGTTGGTTCTGTTATCAAACATTGGTATAGTGATGTAGAAGAGGAAGTTATCTTTGATAAGAACCGTGCATGGACGGCAAGAGTTCCTTTTATTGAAGGATATATTAGACAAGAAGCAAAGATTATAGTTCCTGTAAGAAGGATAGATGAGATACTTACATCACTTCTTACTATGATTCATCGTAATCCTTTTCAGGAAGGACAACCAAGAATTAATTTTGTGGATGAGATATTAGTGAAGAGTAATATTCCAATTAATGATGAGAACCGTTGCACTCATCTTCTAAACCAAGGTGGTATTCTTTATGAGTCATTGAATGCTGCTAAGACGGGTGTAGATGAAGGACATGGTGACAAATTTCTCTTTGTGGACTATAATGATTTGATTAGGAATCCACAAGGAGAATTGAATGATATCTATGAGTTCTTGGGTGAAGAACCATTTGAACATACGTTCGATGGTTTATCTAATCAACATAGGGAGAATGATTTAGAAACATATGGTTTAGATGATATGCATGAAGTTCATTCTAAGTTAGAAAAAACTTCTCCAGATCCATCTACAATTCTTCCAGATTCTATTATAGAACTTTATAATAACAATAAAAAAACCCTTGAATTTTGGGATGATAGTGGGGTTATAAACACTAGTCCAGTTATTAATCCAAACATTCCACCTAACACTCCAAAAAATAGCTACAATTTATTCGCACAATAGTTTTATATTATGACTCAAAAAAAATATTCTCTGTTTCATTTACAAGGTGGGTTTGGAAAGCACATTGCAGCGACAGCAGTAGCAAAATGTATTAAAAATAATTTTCCTAGTAGGGAGTTGATAGTAACTGGTGTCTGGATAGAAATATTTCAGAACCTTCCATTTGTAGATAGAGTCTATCAAATGGGAAACACTAGTTATTATTATCAAACTTATGTAGAGAACATGGACTCATTAGTGTTTGCTAATGAACCATACTTTACTACTGATCATGTAAATAAAACATTACCCTTGGTGCAGACTTGGAGTAAGATGTATAATCTTGAGTATAGGGGTGAGATGCCTCAGATTACTTTTAATCCCCTTCAAAGAAAGATTGCAAAGGACTTCTGGCCTGGTAGAGCAAATGGTAAACCTATAATGGTTCTACAAACTAATGGTGGAATGTATAATGAACAGAGACCATACTTATGGGCAAGAGATATGCCTGTAGCATTAGCACAAAAACTTGTAGATTATTATGCTGATGATTATCATATCTTCCAAATAACAAGACCAGCATGTGAAGTATTGGATGGGGTTGAAGCAATTAAAGATCCTATGGCTAACATGGAACTTGTAAGTATTCTTTTGAATAGTGATAAGAGAATACTTATTGATAGTTGTATGCAACATGCTGCTGCAGCAATGAAGATGCCATCAGTTGTGTTATGGAATGGTACAAGCCCAGAAGTATTTGGGTGGGATATGCATACAAATATTAAGGCAAAGAAACCTGCTAAATGTAAGTTACCAAACAGTGTATTGTTTGACTTTGATTTTATTGGTGTGGAAGCAGAGTATCCATATGTGGATGAGGATGAAGAGATATTTGATTTTGATAAGATTGTAGAGGCAGTCGGTTAATCATGAATGTAATTGGACTTTATGGTGCGATTGGTTGGAATGTTGTAATCTCAGACAATCCTAAGTTACTCAAACAATCAGAAGATAGTTGGACACATGGTGCGAGTGTAACTCTTATCAAAGATGGTGAGCACTGTGTCAGTATCAGTGAAGAGAGATTGAGTCAGATAAAATATGACGGTAACTTTCCTAGAAAGTCTATTGAGTATTGTTTGTCTGCTGGAAACTTAGATAAGAATGATATTGACTTGGTGATTGTTCCATCAATGGCAAATCAACAGTTCTATAAGAACTATATCAACAAAACTATTGAGAAGAAAGTTAAAAGATATTTTCCAAAGGCAAAGGTAGAGATAGCATCACATCACTTGTGTCATGCTGCCTCATCAGTATTCTCTTGTGATTATAATGAGGGTTCATTTCTTACATTAGACAATGCTGGTTCCGTTTTGTTTGATACTACAGGAAATATATTTGCTTGTGAGAATCATTCATTTGGATACTTCAATAAGAAGAAAAATCTATTCAAATATTATCCTGGTATTCCACAGACAAATAATCTAGGAAACTATTATTGGTTGTGGGCATATCATATCTACGTGAATAAGATTGGTAAAGATATCAAACTCACCGATCCAAAGTATAGAGAAACTTTCTGTGGTAAAGTGATGGGACTCTCTGCTTATGGAAATATAAAAAACCTGAAGAAGGATTGGAGAACACATTTTGAGGGCATACCACAGGTAGCATTAGAATCTTTACCAGGTAGAGATTTTAGTTATGGTAATCTATCACCAGAGAATAAGGCAAAGCAACTTCAATATAATTTTGAGAATGCTATGCTTGAATATATGAAAGAGTTAAAGGAGAAAGATTACATCAATGATAATCTATGCCTTGCTGGTGGTGTCTTTTTAAACATCCTTGCTAACTCTGTGCTACGTAAGAATAAGATAACAGAGAATATACATATCCCACCATTCCCAGACGATACAGGACTATCTTTCGGTGCTGCAGCGTATGGATTATTTAAGAATAAAGAGCAAGTAAAACTACCTCATAACATTTCACTATTTGGTAAGACATATAATGATGAAGAGATAGAAGAAGCACTAGGAGATACCAAGTATAAGAAGTATGATAACTTTGAGGAACTGTGTGAGGTTATTGCGAAACACCTAGCAGACAATAAGATTGTAGGATGGTTCCAGAACAGATCTGAGTTCGGTCCTAGAGCACTTGGTTCACGTTCTATTCTTATGAATCCTCAACCTAAGAAGAACAAGGACACTGTAAACTCACGCATTAAGCATAGGGAAGAGTGGAGACCCTTTGCTGGTATCATGTTAGAGGAACATCAGAAGGATTATTTTGTAGAGGACTATCCAAATGAGTATATGTTATACTCATTGGTTGTAAAACCTCATAGAAGAAAAGATATAGGTGCTATCACACATCAGGATGGTACTTGTAGAATACAAACAGTTAATGAGGAACTACATCCAGAAGTAACTACACTTCTACAAAAATATAAAGAGGAAACAGGATGTCCTATTCTTCTTAATACATCTTTCAATGATAATGGACAACCCATTATTGAAACACCACAACACGCTATTGATACTTTTAAGAGTATAGATCTTGATTACCTAGTAATCGGAAATTACCTAGTATCTAAACTTATATAAATTATTATGACATATCAAAAGGTTATGAATTACACAGTTTTTTCTAAGGACGGTTGCCCATATTGTGAAAAAATTAAACAAGTATTGGAGTTGACAGGAAGTAACTTCGTAGTGTATACTTTGGGGGAACAATTCGACAGAGATGCATTCTATGGTGAGTTTGGTGAAGGTTCTACTTTTCCTCAAGTTGTCGTGGATGGTAAGAAATTAGGAGGATGTACTGATACAATCCAATATCTTAAAGAACATCAAGTTATTAAGACTTGAGCTAAATAAAGAATCCGCATGGAGGTAACAAATGACAATAGAAACAATATTAGTTTTAGTGTTACCCATATCCTTTTTGTTATTTTGTGCAGGAGCATTAGGGGGTTGGATTGCTAGAGATTATATGATGAACTATCAGGAGATACCAAGACCACACCCTGAGATGTTTGATATAAATGGGAACCTAGTTCCCGACGAAATTGTTGCATTTAGATTTGAAAATTATGACGAAGACTACGACCAGGAAGAGTAAAACTATTAAGGTGAAGGCGAAGACTGCACCTAAACCTTTAGAGCAGTTGCCTAATAATCCATTTGCTTTTGAAGTTTTAGATTTAGTTTCTAGACAAAGAACTAAAGCTAAAAAGATAGAGGTATTGAGAACATATGCTGAACCATCTTTAAAGATTTTGTTTGTATGGAATTTTGATGAATCTGTAATTTCTATTCTTCCACCAGGACAAGTTCCTTATGCTGGATATGATGCTCAGAATACTTATAATGGTACTCTTTCTACAAAATTAAATCATGAAGTTCGTACCATGCATGAGAAAGGAGATTTTTCATTAGGGGTTAGTGATCAGCAAGGACATACTACTATTCGTAGGGAAGCAAAACATTTTTATCGTTTTTGTAAAGGTGGTAATGATGCTTTGAATGCCATTCGTCGTGAAACTATGTTCATTAATATTCTTGAAGGACTTCACCCATTAGAGGCAGAGATTGTTACTGCATGTAAGGATAAAAGACTTGGAGAAATTTATAAAGTAACTAAGGAAGTTGTTGCAGAAGCATATCCTGATATTAAATGGGGTAACAGATCATGACGGCAACTGCTGAGTTAAAGAAACCAGAAAAAAAGATGTCTATTTGGACAAAAGAAGATAAAGATAATTTAAAATCCAAGTATGGTACTGAAATACTTGTAGAGAATGGTTCGTATGAAGATGTAACCACTACACATGCACCTAGTGATGCTTATATCATTAGGTATACTTATGAAGATAAGGATTGTTTCGATTTAACTAGAGGAACAAAGATAAAGTTGTTTGATATGTATTGGGATAAGTTTAAAGGTGGAATAAAATCTATTGAGTATGGTAAGGGTAGTATTAAACCAAATCTATGGGGATATCAGTCACCTAAACCATCGAAGAAAAAAAGAAAGACTTAAAGTTGAACCCAGATTTTAAGAAAGATTATTACCCTAATCTTTTTACTTGGAAAGAATTTGAATACCTTCTTAATATTCGTCCATTAATGACGGATAAGAGGGTTTTTATTCTTAATGATATACACAGGATATGGGGTAATTCTGCTTCATCTATAGATAAAAATTGTTATCCACCATCTTTACTTCAAGATTTGTTGGAAAAACATACTTGTTATTTTATAGACATGTCTAGGGCAACAGAGAAAATAAATAATTTTGCAAGAGACATTGAAAATAACTTTAAGAAACAATGTGATGCACATGTTTATGTTTGTCGTAATCCAAATATAAATCACCCGTTTGGTATACATTATGACTTAGTGCCTAATATTATTATTCAATGTGAAGGACAAACTAACTTTAAAGTTTGGGATAAACTAGAAAATGTTGCTGAGAAAATGGGACATGGTAAAATAAATATAGAAGTAACTGGTGAACCTTTATTAGATGTTATAATGAATCCAGGTGATGCTATATGGATACCTGAGCATTATCCTCATCATGCTATATCAATTACACCTAGATTATCTGTAAGTTTTCCTATTCAAATATATGAGAGTGATGATAGGGAAGACAGACACTGGTTTAGATTCGAAGGGTAAACCAAAATCGACTTTTAATTCCAAATATTGGGCAAAAAAATCTCCAGGTATTTTTTGCTCTGTAGGGTTTTTGTATCACATGTTACAGACCTACTTGACTATATAGTATATCTGTGTTAGTATTAACACAACGTTCATCTCCCGTATTGGAGACGCAAGTAAGCCGACTCGGAACGGATCGTTCATCTCATGGACATACTACTCGCCACTCTTTTAACTTGTGAAGAGGCGAAAGGGATTATCGATAAGATAGCACCTTCGGCTCAATATAGAACCGAATTGGTTCAAATGGTAAAGGGCAGCACTTCTGGATGTTTATGGGACGCAAAAGCCGACTGAAGGAACGGGGCAAAAATCCCTACTACTTTGGAGCAAGCCAATGGCAAAAGTCACTTACCGTGGACACGAATACGATACCGAAGAGTATCGTAAAGCTCTTATCGCAGAGCATAATCAGCATAGAAACTACGAACTAATGTATCGTGGTTTAAAGGTTACAAAACCAGTTGCTGTTTAGTCCTAAACGCTAACTAGAAAGAGCATCTGCTTGACAGGTGCTCTTTTTTTGTGTAAAATAATTAAAAGTCTAATTGTTATGGAACGGGACAAATTAAAGTTGATAGTTCGCAATATGGAATTATTACTTGATGCACTTAAAGCTGAAGTTTATTCAGATGTTGAGTCATATAAGAATTCAAAGGCATTTGAACCTCCAACGGACTATGACGAACTCTACGATGATGACGATGGGTATCCAGACTAGCAGTAGATCAAAATTATTGCTAACCTTATTAAAAAGGTTGCTTAAGCAAGATGTTCTTTATACTGACGAGGAATTAAGACGTATAAAGGCACAAATAAAAGTCGTAGAAGAAGAAATTGCGATTTCAAAAACAAAACACTCAAAAGGATTTGGTAAATGAATGTAAAATTAATTCGTATGTGGTCTGGTGAAGACGTAGTAGCAGATGTAGTCAAAGAAACTGATGATTCTGTCACTATTGTTAATCCAATTGTTGCTGTTCCTTCAGGACAGGAGAATATAGCATTTGCTCCTTGGTCTCCTATTATTAAAGGTAATAATACTGAGATTGAAGTCACTAAAAAATATGTCGTATATATTAGTGAAACGCAAGATGAAATCATTGAGCAATATAATCAAATGTATGCTCCTGTAGCAACTCCACCTAAGAAAAGACTTATTCTATAATGACTGTAAAACTTGTTAGTGTTACTCCTGATGCGGAGCAACTTATGGCATATATTGCCAGAGTATCTAATCCATCTAATCAGGATAATGAAAAGTATGCAGGACTCTTAAAGTATTGCATCAAGCATAATCATTGGAGTGTCTTTGAGCAGTCTACTATGACACTTGAGATAGAGACTACTCGTGCTATTGCTGCACAAATACTAAGACATAGGAGTTTCACATTTCAAGAGTTCTCACAGAGATATGCAAGTAGCAATGATTTAGGTGATATTGAATTACCAGAACTTCGTAGACAAGACACAAAGAATCGTCAGAATTCTATTGATGATTTAGATTCTGAAATGGTTGATAAACTTAATCGTCAGATGATTACTTTGTTCAGTTCTGCTAAGAGCCTTTATACTCAAATGTTAGATGCTGGAGTTGCTAAAGAGTGTGCTAGAATGGTATTACCACTCTGCACTCCTACCAGAATCTATATGACTGGTTCATGTCGTTCTTGGATACATTATATTAATCTACGTTCAGCACATGGTACTCAAAAAGAGCATATGGTGATAGCAGAAGGATGTAGAAAGGTATTTACCGAACAATTCCCTGCAGTGTCAGAAGCCCTTGAGTGGGTCTAAATAACTTTATATTAACTAGAAATTATGCCTACATACCCTGTTAAAAATTTAAAAACTGGTGAAGAAAAGGAACTTTCTATGTCCATGAAATCTTACGATACGTGGAGGAAAGAAAATCCTGATTGGGACAAAGATTGGTCTAAGGGAGTTGCTGGAGTTGGAGAAGTTGGTGATTTCCAAGATAAACTAAGAAAAACCCATCCAGGTTGGACTGATGTTTTAAACAAAGCTGACAAGGCTGGTGGTATTTCGGGAAGATTAGCTAAACGGGGTGTTGGTATGACAGGTAATGCTTTTGTGGAAGATTAATAATGGCAAGAAAGAAAAGAGCAACAGCAACAGATCAACCTATAGGAGTTGGTTTAACAGCAAAGCAGATGAAAAGAAAAAAACCAGTAAATACTGATTATCTGGTGGATATTACACCAATTACTGATAATCAAAAAAGACTGTTTGATTCTTATGATGAAGGTAAGCATATAATTGCTTATGGTGCTGCAGGAACAGGAAAAACATTTATTACTCTTTATAATGCTCTTAAAGATGTATTAAGTGAAAATACACCCTATGATAAGATTTACATTGTTAGATCTTTGGTTGCTACTCGTGAAATTGGTTTCCTTCCTGGTGATCATGAAGATAAGTCTTCATATTATCAGATACCATATAAGCATATGGTAAAGTATATGTTCCAAATGCCTTCTGATGCAGACTTTGAGATGCTTTATGGTAATCTCAGAGCACAAGAAACAATTAAGTTTTGGAGTACTTCATTCTTAAGAGGAACTACACTTGATGATGCTATTATTATTGTTGATGAATTTCAGAATTTGAATTTTCATGAATTAGATAGTATAATAACCAGAGTTGGTGAAAACACTAAGATTGTATTCTGTGGTGATGCATCTCAGACAGATCTTACAAAAACCAATGAGAGAAATGGTATTGTTGACTTTATGAAAGTAATTCGTGCGATGCCATCATTTGAAATGATAGAATTTGGTATTGATGATATTGTTCGTTCAGGACTAGTTAAAGAGTATCTTATTGCTAAATTAGAAGCAGGTATGTAATGTTTAATCATGTTGATTTGAATCTTCCTAAACTTCATAGGGAGACTATAGATGGAGTTCGTTATTATTCAGTTCCAGGAGATATTGAAGGAGAAGTATTTAAATTATTTTCTATTACTTCTGTTACTAGTCATTTTAATAAAGAAATCTTTGTTAATTGGAGAAAGAGGGTAGGTAATGAGGAAGCAGAAAGAATCACTAAGGCAGCAACCAGACGTGGAACTGATATGCATACCCTTACTGAGAATTATCTAAAAAATGAAGAACTTCCTGAAGTTCCACCTATATCAGATTTTCTCTTTAAGATAGCAAAGGGTAAATTGAATAAGATAGACAATATTCATGCTTTAGAAGGGTCGCTATATAGTAAAGAATTAGGTATTGCTGGAACTGTTGATTGTATTGCTGAATATGATGGCGAGTTAGCGATAATAGATTTTAAAACATCAAAAAAACCTAAACCAAGAAATTGGGTAGAACATTATTTTGTTCAGTGTATGGCATACGGATGTATGTTGTATGAATTAACGGGAATATCCGTCAAAAAATTAGTAATTATCATGGCTTGTGAAAATGGAGAATGTGTCATCTATGAAGAAAGAGACAAAGAAAAGTACATCAAACTTCTCAGCAAATACATTAGAAAGTTTGTTAAAGATAAACTTGAAATCTATGGAACCTAGTAAAGAGTTAGAAAAGGTAATTGAGAGTAAATTCTTAACACCTCAAAAGTTTGCTATAGAAATAGAAAAGATCGTGGCAGAAGAAGATTTAAATTATATTGATGCAATATTACATTATTGTGATTCAAATAGTTTAGAGATAGAATCTATTACAAAGTTAATTTCAAAACCACTTAAAGAAAGACTTAAATGGGATGCCATTCGTCTTAACTTTATGAAAAAAACATCTAGAGCAAAATTGCCTTTATGAAGGAAGAATTGAGTGCAAGAGTACTTTCGAGTCCTTTTCCTCATTTGATTATTGAGAATTTTTATAATAAAAAAGAACTTGATTTAATTTGGGAAGAAATTAAGTTCTTAACTAAACCAGGTAAACTTTTACCACCTGAGGATTATGGTGGTATAAAAGGATATACTGATGCAAAAGCATTGTGTTTAGATGTTGAATATAATCATAGAATTATTTCTAATATTCTTACCGTAACTAGAAAAATTTTTGATAGGCAAATACTTGAACCATTTAGTAAAATACATGATTGTTGTGGAGAGTCTATAAATTGTAATTATGATATTACTAAAGTAAGATATTATCATGATGATGATCGTTACGATGCACATGTAGATAGAATATTTCATTTTCTTGCATTTTCTTATTTTTATAAGGAACCAAAAAGATTCACTGGTGGTGAATTAATTTTCCCAAAGTATAACTATGAGTTGACATGTGAAAATAATTCCATTATAATTATGCCAAGTTGGGTTCAGCATGGAGTAAAAAGAGTGTCGATAAAAGACTCTGATTATTATGATGGTTATGGAAGATATTGTATCTCTAGTTTTTTTGGTTCTAGAGATGATTAATGAAAGTGACTCCATTTGAAACCTATAGAACTTATCTTTCAATGAAAAGTCATTTTACTAATCCTAAATATGACTTTTTTAAATATGGTGGTAAGTCAAGAGCAACCATGACATCCTTTAATAAAAGAAAGGATAAGTATTGGTTTGAAAAAACCTCTAGAAAATATTCCGATCAACAAGTATTGGATTTTCTATTATCAAATTTCGTAATTGCAGACAACCCACAAAACTTATGGATTGGAGAAATTATCAATTCTGGCGAAAGAAACTACGCCGATTGGATGAGACGGAAACAGAGTTTGACGTACTTATTCAAGGAACAGTCAGAGAAATTGCTCTCAGAGAACGAATTAGAAACAGTATTCGATTGCTCGAAGGGACATCCAGTTATCCTAAAAAGATATCTGGGTGGAGAGATTTCGCTAGAAACGCTTACGATACTGGAAAAAGTCTTTTCTTTCGTAAAAGATTTTGATAAGAAACTTACGGATCCTGTATGGGAAACCGTAAGTCTTAAAATCAGAAAATATATTCCCTTCATAAATATTAATGTATTTAACTACAAAAAGATCCTAAAGGAGGTTATTAGTAATGGCTCTTGAGAATGCTACAGTTCTTGAAAACTTAACAAATCAATTGGCTCAAGTTCAAGAACAATTAGAAGTAGGACGTGCTACTGCACTCAGACTTCAAGGTGCAATAGAAGTATTGCAACAAATCGAATCTAGTAAGGCTGAAGAAACTGCTGAAGAAGCACCAATTGATGGTGGTGAGGTAGAATCTGAGACTGAAACTACGGAGGGTGAATGAGTAAATTTTTCGAATCTGAAATAATTCGGAATGAGTTGAAGGAAATCAACGAGTTGCAAGAAGAAGTTTACGGTAGTATGCTAACCTTTGGTAGCATGGAACGTGAAGATCAAATTGAACATGTTGATAAATTAACTACTCTTTTAGCTAAGCAGAAAGTTATGTACACTAGATTGTCTTTATCAGATGATCCAGATGCCATGAAAATGAAAGAACAATTAGAAAAGTCAGTTCAATTAATGGGTTTCCCTGCAGGGACTGATATGAATCTTATCTTTAGTGGCATGACAAAAACAATTGATAAACTCAAACAAGTCGTTGACTATTGAGAGTTTCTTTGCTATAATAAAACCAAATCCAATTAAATCCAAATTAATCCGAGGTAATCTATGTCGTTTGCTAATCTTAAAAAGCAATCAAAATTA